CTAACGGACAGCCGGCCACCGGCACAGTCCATAAGCTTTACCCCACAGCAACTCTCCCAGTCCATGGTCGACTTCCGTGCTGGGGAGCGTGCTCCTTTGAACATATCGACATCGACATCAACAAATAGGGGGCGTTAATGGGTTATATCGGCGGGGGATCCGACACTTCCGGGGGCATGCTTCAGCCTGCGCCGTCAATGCCGCGTGCTCCCAAGCCAGAGATAAAGCAGCCGATTGATATCAATCTTGACCCCACCAATCCAGTTGAGACAGTAGCTGCAGGAATTGGAAACCTGTTTACGGGTGTTGTCAGGGGAGCAGCTGGCGCAGCTGATTTCCTTGGAGGAGTTCCCGTAATAGGGGATGTCGGGAAGGCAATAGCCGGAGGCGTAGGCGCACTTGGAGAAGTCGGACTTAAGGGAACCCTTCAGGTAAAAGATATTGCAAAGGGAGCCCTTGACCTTGCAATGGTTCCTGGCCAAGTTGTACAGACCGGGGCGGCAGCAGTCAGGGCATCTGGTGTTTTTGGAGATAGGCCAGACGACGTAAAAAGCATGATGTCAAGCGGTAAGCAATTCGGGGAAGTTGTTGACTACCTAGTAAAGAATAACCGTGCTTTTAGCGACAACGCAGCCGCCAACCTTGGGTTTGCTCTTGTCACTGACCCTCTAAACTACGTGCCAATAGCTAAGCCATTCACTATGGCCAGAGGCGCGGCAGGATTGGCAAAAGTTGAGGCCACAGCCCTATCCAGGGCTGATGACCTTATAGCTGCATCTAAGGCCGGAAAATCAGTATCGGCCCTTGAGTCTGAGCTGGGGGTAACAGTTGCAGGCAAAAGGCCAAGCCAAATAAGGAGTGCAGTTCTCGCGGGTGCAATTAACCCTGAGGACGCCGCATTCCTAGATCGATGGAGAATCCCGGGAGCCCTATACGACGCGACTGTTGGTAAAATGGGCAGGGGTTTTGGGGCACTCACGTCTGCAATGCTTACTCCAGTATTTATTGGAGCCACCAAGGAGCTACGGCAAGCCCCTAGGCTCACAGTAAAGTTCCTTGCGGATAATGGCAGGCCTGAACTTGCAGACAACCTTGCGCAAGCTATTGGCCGCGGTCTCAACCAGACCATGATATTTACAATCGGCAAGCTTTTCAACCGCTCTACTTCAAACGTAGCTACCGCAAGAGCAAACCGAGTTGTGTCCATCAGGAATCAAGGACGGGCACTAGAAAAGGCCGGAAGGGTTGCAAACGGTAAGGAGTGGGCAGCAAAAGAGCTAAATAACGAGGGCCTTTCTTCCGGCGACGCAGGATCGATGGAGCTCCTGAACCGAATCTGGGAGGCCTCTGACGATGCAGTAAGGGCTGCCCGAAGAGATTGGATCGACATACAGGTAAAGGCAGAAGTACGCCAGGTTGGAGCCGAGGCCGGAGGCAACTGGCAAACCATCCAGAAGGCTGGTGGCGTTAGGATGTCAGACTCGGCCCTCGAGGCATCTTCCCACATTGCGGAAGGGGCATACAAGCTTGAGAGACTTTCTCCTGAATTCCGAAGAACACTCTTCGTAGAAAAGGGTGCCGCCGCCGTGTCCGGCCATGGCAAGAAGCAGGTTGCTGACGCGTTCTCTGGGAATATTACACCGACAAGTCCAGAGGCCACTGCACTTCTTAGTCGATTCTGGGACGAGACTGTTTCTAAAATGGGCCCAGAAGACCAAGCTCGATATGTCCAGCTCATGGAGATCGCCGCATATGGTAATCAGGGAACTAACGCAGCAATAATAAGAACAGCTCTTTCCGCCGTTGCCAAGGGGGATGAGAAGAAGCTAGCTGAAATTCTTGGTAAGGAAGTTCCTACTGCAAGGTTCGAAGAGCTACGAAAGATGCTGTCTGACCCGGCAAACACGAAGTACACCAGGATTAACCTTGTAAAGTCCGACAGTCTAACTAAAGAGCGTCTTGAATCTCTTAGGGACATTGCTGCCGCCGTGGAAAAAGGAGAGGCCATTCCCTCTGGAATTCTTGCGTCTCTTCCTGAGGAATTTGCCCAGATTGTCGGTGCGGCAAAAAGCCCTGACGATATAGCCGTAGCTATTGCTTCATACTTCCCTGACTTCGGCATGATAGTAAACCGTGCAGAAAAAGCGGTTTGGGCTGAAATGAAGTCCAACATAGACGAAATGATCAAGAGCGGGAACTACGTTGTTAAGGCATCTGTTGACGAAGTTGCTGAGTTTCAAGGAATACTAAACAAGCTTAGCCCAGGTGCCGGAGCGGCCGTTCTGAAGTCTCTAGAGTCCGGTCGATACAGCCTTGGGTTTGCCCCAGAGTCTGGGGTAAGGGTTTCTATGGCCACAAAGGTAACGGACGACGCGGTTGAGTATATCCCGGATTCCGTACTTCCTTTCATTGACAGCACAGCCAACCTCTTTGACGACACCCTAGAGCTTTCCGCTAACTCATTTAATAGGTCAGCTCTCCGACAAATGGCCGACAAGTGGCTGACCCCTGTTAGCTCTAGAGCGGTTCAAAATGAGCAGATTGCCACCGCAATCAGGCTAGCACAAAGGTACGGCGGAACCGAGGCGGACGGAAGAAGGGTCTTGGCGCAGATCAACGAGGAGGCCCTCCGTAGAAGGATGGTTCCTCGTGCTTTGATCATGGACGAGAACTTTGTAACAAAGACGTTCCAGTCTGCATTTGGACCAAAAATCTATACTAAAATGATTGACGAAATAGGAGACCCTCGCAAGGCACTCATGACCCTTTATGCCGGATCAAAGGGGACCGTAGGGACTGCCCAGAACTTTACTGGTTGGGCAAAGACAAAGGTTCCCTCACTTGCTATAATAACAGATTACGTGTACCCTCAACTAAAGTTCCGATACAACCCGTTCTTCTTTGTTCAGGAGTACATTGAATCCCCATTCTTCAACCGGCTTCGAGGTATTAACCGGACAATGACAAGCGGAGAGTATAAAACTCGTCATGGCTGGATAAGAGCCCTTCCGTACGGTTCAAATTTTCTGGGAAGCCGCGTAGCACAGAGGGCCGGCATATCCAAGCTTGGAGAGGAGATCACACAGCCTATGGCCGCAACGGTTCTTGGAGACTCTACCGCTGCAATAACCGCTGACCTTGACGTTATAAACTCCCTGGTTGCCCTTGGTGGGGCCCAGATTGGCAAAGTTGTCGACGACACAAAGAATGGCGCCATAGTAAGGCAGGGCTTGGCTCAAAGCATAAAAGGCGGGTTTGGGGACATGGTAAGGAATATTATAAACCCTTACCCTATGAAGATGGCCAGGCGAGAAGAGGCCGCCCTGTCTATTGGGCTTGACGAGCTTGGGGCTGTTATGAGAACCCAATTCCCAAGGCAGTTTGTTCAGGGATCAAAAACATACGGAACAAATAACCCAAAAGAAATCTTAATCAACCTTATACGTGACGCTAAAAATGGTTATGTGAACCCAGTACGCGTTCTTGATGGAAACCGTCCACCTGGCTTTGGGTTCTCTGCCAAGGGATCTCCAGATGCAGCCAAATCTCTGGCAGGAGACGTGTCTTCTCTCAGGGGCAAAGTGTCCGGGGCTTCAGACGAGGCATCTAAGATTGCCACGGCAAAAGCCGAGTCGATTATCCTTAAGGACGCTATAGAAAAGTCTGCTGCCCTTGGCAACGACGTTTCCAAACTGGCGGAACTTAACATTAAGCTTATTGGCGTTAGGAGTGGAGACGAGGCCATAAAGATCATAGACAAGATGGCAGCGTTTGCCAATGAGGGACAGGCAATTGCCACGCAGTCAGTCAAGAACTTCGACCTGCTATCAAAAGCTATTAAGGAGTACCCAGAGCTTGCTGGATTTAACACAAAGGGATTTACAAGGGAAAGCCTTGCGGCATCTCTGGCAAACTTCCGAAAGTATGGCGGGGATTTCCCGGGACTAGAAAATGCCTTAACAAAGCTTCAGAAGGGTCAAAAGCTTGACGCAGAAGATGTTCGTGCGGTTCAGTTTGGAATGAACAAGCTAATCGGGGAGCATGGCTTCGAGGAGGTCCTACTTTCAGCTCTACGGGTTACACTAAAGGATACTGCAGATGCTGCAAACAGAATCCACTTTTACAACCCTAACAGAACAGCTTTTGAAAGAAGCCTAAATCATCCCGTTCTTGGGATATACCCACTTTCTTACATGATGGGCAAGGTTGTTCCTGAGATGGCCAGGGCTGCTTTTGTAAAAATGCCGTTCACAAACAAGACGAGGCCATTTGCTGGATACGAAATGGTCAGGGAGGCCCAGGACCATTTGGCCACATGGGCGGAGACTGACCCCGAAGGGATGGACTCATTGTTCAAGTCGGATGCGGTATTCATGTTCAAGCAGCTTTTCCCGGCCGTTCCAGGTGATATTTCTGTGAGCGGTCCAAAGTGGCTTAATGCATACCTAATGCAGCTTGAGCGTGCCGGAAGGCCTCCTGCACCAGGACGAGAGCCTGCGCAGGCGGACCCGTTCTACGCAATACGGGCTCTTGCTGAACAGGGTGCAACGCAAAACGTATACGGAGTTCTAAAGAGATTCGGAGGGGTCGGATCAGAAGTATGGGATTACTTCGATGGCCCTGTCGATTATGTTGAGCCAAACAAGTAACGCCATTTGGCGTTGCATTTGGAAAAATAGGAGGAACGCATGACGGACGAAGTCGTGACACCAGTCGTCACAGAGTCGGTCAACCTTGACGTGCAGGAAAATTTGCCTGTTGCCGAGGAACCCACTCAGGGCGCTGAGGACGTTGCCACTTGGAAGAAGCGTCTTGCTGGTAAGGACCAGGCGCTGACGGCAACCAAGAAGGAACTTGATGATGCTAAGCGCCAGCTGGACGATCTAGCAAAGTTCAAGGCACAGATCGAGGAACAGAGCATGTCGGAATACGACAAGGCCCAGAACCGGATCAAGGCCTTGGAAAGCGAGATCACATCCAGTCGGGAACAGGCAAAGAGGGAAAGGCTCGCACGAGAATATCCTCTCTACAATCAGCTTTTGCAGGACACTGCCGGACTAGACGAAGACTCGAGGGCTGCTGCTTTCGAGAAATTCATCGCTGATGCGCGTACTGTAAGCGGTGAGGAGACGACATCTCTGGTTGATCCTAACAACCCACGAAGATCTGAACCCAAAGTTAATACCAAGCGCGATGCCTCGGCAATTGCCGATGAGCTTAAATCGCTTGGCAATCCATTCTTTGAGTAAAGATTGAGGTAAGAAAGTGGCTACAACTAGTACCGCTACTACGAACTTCTCTGATCTCGTAACGCAACTTGTTGCGGCGCGAGCTCTTGAGGAGTTGCGTGCACGTGCAGTGCATGCGATGCCAGGGATGTATGTCCCTGCGCGTTTTGTGAAGGGCACGAACACCCTTCGCTACGCACGATACGCTGACCTTGGCGTCGTTACGTCGACGCTTTCGGAAGGTGTTGCACCAACTGACCAGGCCCTGACGATCTCAAGCGAGTTCTTCACTGCTGATCAGTACGGTTCGACCGTCGCAGTGACGGACCTTGCTCAGATCGACAACCCACACGATCTCATTGGGATCGCTGCGGAGCGCATCGCCTACCAGGCGACTCGCTCGATGGATGTCATGGTCCGAGATAAGATCCACAGCTCGGCTAAGACCAGCGCAATTTTCGGCGCAACCGGCGCAACGACCCTCACCCAGAACACGGCCAACAGCGCAGTTGCTGCTGCGGGCGTGCTCAGCGGTGCATTCGTTAAGCAAATGGTTGCTCGACTCAAGGGCGCAAACGTTCCTCAGTTCGCTGATGGCACGTATCGCTGCATCATCCACCCAGCGCAGGAGTATGACCTCGTGTCAGACACCAGCGTCAACGGCTGGATCGAAGCAAACAAGTATGTCAACAACACCCCTCTTCTCACGAATGAGATTGGGCAGTTTGCTGGCGTACGCTTCATCGTGTCATCCGACGCGAAGGTTTACGACACCGCTGGCGCTTCGTCAGGGAACGTTTATAACGCTCTCTTCCTGAGCCCAGATGCGTACACCATCGGTGACTCGCAGACCCTCCAGAGCTACTTTGTGGCTCCTGGTGGCGATCACTCCGACCCACTCGCACAGAAGGCGTTGGTCGGTTACAAGATGCGCTTCGGCTCTCTCCTCCTCGATGAGGCAGGCGCCCGCTATCGCATCCTGAAGACACAGGCTACGGTCTCTGTCTAATCTCAGCATAGTTAGCTGAGTGGGGCCCCGGCGGTTGTACCGCAAGTTTGCCGTCGGGGCCCCCCACACCCAGCCATAGGAGGATAACCGATATGGCTGATACTGTCAAGGTCCTAGTCTGGGGAACTGCCGAGCAGGGCCCCTGCGCATATTTCCGTGGCCACATGTTTGACGATGAGCTTAAAAGGCTTGGGATCGAGATGCGGCATATCGACAAGGTAGAGTTCGTTTCTCACCCACTGGCGGCAGGAATGAGCCAGGATGAGGCAATGACTAAAGGCCTCCTTAAAATCGACACAAAGGATATAGATTGGGCGGATGTGATTATGTTCCGCCGATACTATAACTGCTCTGCCAAATGCACTACTTGCGGGCTTGCAAGCAAAGACGGTGAGCTAATAAGGTCCCACCCTCACAAGATGGATCTTCGAGACGGTATCACGGAGATGACCTGGCCGGCCTTTGAGAGCCGAGCCCACAACAAGGGAATCATATACGAAACAGACGATAACCACTTCTTGATAAAACCGTGGAATGGCTATTTCCCTGACGTGGTCCAAGAGTGGCCACTTATCGAGAGAATGGCTAAGCGTGCAGACGTCATAACTACAAGCACAAAGCCTATAGCAGATTACTACGGCAAATTCAATGACAGCGTTAGGATAATAAGAAATGCAATTGATCCGTCGATTTATACTACTGAGCATAGCCGTCCTGACATCAGTGGCGATCTTCCGCGTGTGGTCTACTATGGAAGTACGGTGCGAATGCGAGACTACGGAGGAGAATACGACCACGGCAAAAAGAGGTTTGTAGGAGGGTACTGCGGCAAGTCCATTGAGGAGTTGCGCAGCCCTATTAAAAAGCTCTGGAATGTGTTCATTGGGGTAAACCCAGGGACAGAGCACATTATTTCTCCGTTCTTTGACGAGGCATATCACTACGTTGAGAACATTAGGGGATTTGCCGAAACCCTAACAAGAAGCTACCCAGACATAGGGATAGCCCCATTGGTAGGCGACGATTTCGACAGGAACAAGTCAGAGCTTCACTGGCTTGAGTACACAATGGTTGGAGCAGCATTCGTTGGACAGAAGTTCAAGTACGGGGAGTCACCATACAGCATGGTCCGACATGGCGTGGACGGGATGCTGGCATCGACAAGATCAGAATGGTACAGCGCAATGAAGTCGCTGGTAGAAAGCAAGGATCTAAGGGAACAGCTTTCCGGAGCAGCTAAGGAGCGCATTTTGAGGGAGTACGACTACAAGGAAAGGGCCCAGGAGTGGGCCGAGGTGTTCCGCTGGGCCGCTGAGCACCCGAACTATGGCCTACGAAAGAAGGAAGATTGATGGCGACATTCCAAAATCTCATAGACGATATCCAGTCGGATCTTCGCGACCCGAACGCCCTGACCTGGTCGGAGGCGGAGATCAAGTCGCTGATCAACCTTGGGGTTCAGCACGTAGAGGGAGTGTATCCCAAGGAGATTGTCAAGGAGTACAACTACACTTCTCCTTTGATCTCGAATGGACTGAAGACGGTAGATATATCGACTACGACAAACACTGCCGGTGGCGACCGGTTCTTGACAATATTCCGAATAGACGTCTTCGGAGGCTCAATAGGAAGCCGCACTGGGTACCTAGAAAGCATCGTCACGTCAAGTGGTGAGGGAGCGAACTCAGGATGGGAAATCCACGGAGGGGTGCTGTACTTCCCGCCTGGGTACACAATAGCCTCCCCTTCAGTTCTTCGTGTCTACGGATATGGAACATACAACATCTGCGCGTCAGGAGTGTCTGCATCTGCCGTTACGGTAGACCTGGACGTCTCAGCAGAGAATGCCGTAAAGGTGTTCGTCCAGTCGGAGGCCCTATACCGACTCGTTGGCGACCGAGCGTCATTCCAACAGTGGCAGGTATCTTCTGGTGCAACTGACGTAACGCCAATCGGCATGAACCAGCTTGCCTTCAGCGCCAGGCAGCGATGGAAGGACGAACTACGCCGAATCCGACGCATGCGCCGGGTGTCGTAAATGGATTTTAATCAGCCCATCAGCCTGCAGACTGCATCTGCTACGTTCCTGGAAATCAACACTATTACCTCGGCGCTTGGCCCTGCAACGCCGCTATCCGGCTATGCCGTTGACGGCGCGAACATTGGGGCGTCCGGAGTCCGAGGATACACAGTGGAGGAAGCACAGAGGGACGGCATTAGGGGCGCAGAGGCCTTTCTAGGCCCAAGAAATGTCACCCTGGTTGTATCAGTTTACGGGAGCACAATTGGCAATTTCTGGGACAAGATAGACACTCTCAGCGGGTCTATGGACCCGTACCCTGACCCATTTGTAACGGATGACGGATTCAGGCAGTTAAGGTTCTATTCCCCAACAGGAGTTACCACTAAACAAGTATACATGTTGGTAAGGCCAACGGCTACTCCTGCCATTGGGGTTACAAAGAATCAGTCAATTGGTGCGTCTGCCAAAGGGTTTGCGACCAACACGCAGCTTCCGTTTATTTCCAAGGACCCTAGGAAGATTTCGGTTTCTGAGTCTACTGTTTCGATATCGGTGGGGACTACGACCGTTCCGTACACCGGTAACTACAAGTATTACCCGACGGTAATTGTTACAGCTTCCGGTACAAGCGCCTCGTACACTCTTGGCGGGAAGACGGTTTCCCTTATAGGTCTTTCCTCAGGAACCAGCTACTACATCGACCACGGAAGGGCGACCCTTAGGATCGGATCTCCAACTGGAACCATATCCCAAGGTAAGTTCAATGAGGTTCTCATGACCGGCTTTGGCGCCATATATTCTGGTGCTAGCGTTGTACTAAGTGGAAGCGCGTCCGGTGGGTCTATAATCTACCGGGAGGCCTGGCTGTGAGCCTTGCTACCGGCAAGTTCCGAGTCATCCTTTACAGCCTTGACACATCAACGGGCTGGAGAGGATCTGTAGCATCTGCTATATACGACCCCATTGAGGTTGGCGTATCTGAGCGTGCCAACGAGGTAGGAGAGGCCTACTGGGTGCTTCCAAACAACCACCCTCTTATTCTAGACTGCGTCCCTCTTACAAGGCACTACGAAATCCACAGGTACGACATCGATTCAAACAACTACAAGTGGGTTGGTGCGGGGGTCTTGGATGACGCCGAGGTGGGGGAAAACGAAACCACGTTCCGAGGAATAGACTACATGGCGGTATTCAATCAATACTACACGCCAACGGTTGCACTAACTTTTACGTCCACGAGCTACATTTCTCCAGACATTTCTCCGTCCACTGCAACAGATGATTTCCTAAAAACAATTTTCGGTTTTTCTGACGGGGCCACACTGAGCGGGACAGACGGGGATGACGATCCCTCCGGGGAGACCGCCCCTGGCGCCCAGGTATGGTTTTCTAACAAGGCGAACCTTAGGATAGAACAAATTGACGTGTCGTCAAAGGTGAGCGACACCCTGGTAATAAATGGTTCTACGGCGACCACCCCGAGCTCTACAATACTTTGGAATGCAGTTTGGGCAGGGACAATTACCGCAAATTTTGAATCAACCAAAACATGGAGATTCCGACTAGACGTAACACCGCCATCGCCAGAGTCCCCTAACGTTCCGGCGACTACGGGCGGAGTGTACGAAGCCACCTTTACTGGGGACTCGACGTTTGCCATTAACGATTGCGCTGTGACTCTGTACCCCTATGAGACGAAGGCGGCCATGAGGGCAATAATGATATCCAATGGCAGCACTACTGCCGCGGCAGACTCTGCCCTTGAGACAAACAAGGGGAAGTTTGCCCTGAGAAAAGGGGTTACGTACAGCGCCCACATACACGGTGCTATATATCGAACAAGCTCCGGAAAGGGGTACGCGCACTGGATACGGGGAAAGAACCCAGGTAAAACGGATAAGTTTACGTTAGGGACAGGTTATGAGACCTTTACCGACATATTCGACCGAGTGTTCAACGCCGCAAAAACAACCTTCCCGCTTAGCCGGATTAGGTATGCCTCTAGGTCGGTATCCGGGTCCCCCTTCACAACACTTCTAACATTCAGTGCCGGAGAACCCTCTGTAACATACCTGGCCAATACAGCACGACTTGAGATGGCCTCAAGAACGGACGGAGAAAAGACTATATTTGGAATATCCCATCCTCCTTCCACAGGCAGCTACAACGGGGACTTCCGGGTTAGGTGCAACGTATCGTCCTCAAACATTGACACGATCAGGCTGTCTTACCCCGAGACCATCAGGGCCTACTCGTACAGCCCGGGAACATCGAGCGTAAAGACTCATATCCGCGTCATCCCCTCCACTCCGTTCCTTGCCGGTACGTCCAGCGGCGGTGCAGTGGGTATTTCAATTGACGGGTCTACGGCCACCACCGGAGAGGCATCCATCTACGGTGAGATCCCCCTACTAGAGACTAGGGCAGGGCTTGTTGATGACATAGCCGCTGACCTGGAGGCTACCAGGCTTGCAGACTCCTCTAAGTCAGACAACACCAAGACGGTAAACATTGTCGTCAAGGAGGAAGCCCTTAAGCCGTGGGAGGGGTTTGATCTTGGCGACTCAGTTGCGGTTCACGTGGTACATGGAAACGTCAACCTTCCAAACGAGTCCCTAAACATAGCCGGAATGGACTGGGTGGGCTTTTCCGATGGGCACGAAGAGCTTACTCTGGAGCTAATTAATGGTAACAATTTCTAATGTCATACGCTCAATTTCAGGCCCTCATGGCCGCGATCAACAGCGTCAGGGAAGACCTGACCGAGCGGCTGGACCGTATTGAGACACGCCTAAGGGACGTAGAGGACTTCCAGACCAGGTCTGAGGCATTGGACGAGGCTGGACGTGACCGGTCAATTGCGCTACGATGGCGTGTGGGGATCGCTATTAGCGCCCTAGGGGCAGTCATGTCCTTCATACTACAGGCAATAAAGCTTGGGGGAAACTAATGTCTCAGGAGATACGGATCATTAAGATGCTGAAGGATCAGGGTCTGTCATTCTCTCAGATAGGCGAGAAGATTGGTCTAACCAAAGACCAGGTCCAGAAGAAGCTTAAGGCCTATGGGTCAGACGTTGACGAAGGCACATCAGAACTGTATAATAGTACAGAAGGACTGGACAAAAAGAATAATCGAAAAACTAATAAGAAGCTAAACAGAACTGTTAATAGTTCAGGAGTTCTGTATACACCCGGCGGAGATGACTACATCGGAGTCAACGTCGGGTTCTTTGATATTGAAAGCACTTACTCCAGCTGGCGACGGATGCTCGTGGGATCGATTGCCGACCAGTTCGGTAACGTTGAGACGTACACGCTGGACACCCATCCCGGAAAGAATTGGCTTGACGACTCTAAGCTAGTCGAGGCATACGCCCGACGTCTCGAGGAGTTTGACGTGCTCTATTCATGGAACGGTAAGCTGTTTGACATCCCAGTAATCAACTCGCGCCTATTGAAGAACGATCTTAATCCGTGCGAGCCACAGATGCATGTGGACCTTATGTATAAGGCCACCGGATCTGCCCTGGCGATTGGCCGAAAGTCCCTAGAGAACGTGTCCAAGTACTTTGAGGTCAACAACTCCAAGACTCCGCTTGACGTGCGTATCTGGGATCGTGCTGACCACGGGGACAAGGATGCATACGAATTGATTATCGAACATTGCGAAGCAGACGTATTGGTCCTTAGGGACGTGTTCGGAAAGCTAAAGAAGCTCGTCCACGTAATGCACCGATGAGAGTGGGCGTGGTCGGCAGCGGCCAAGTCGCCCAACACATCGTTGCCGAGGCTAAGGAAACAGGGCTTGACATCGTACTCATCGGCCGTGCCGATGGGCCTACGGTTTCTAACCGTGCATTTGATCCCAACCGCACGTGGGTTGACGGGGAGGACTTGATCCTCGCCGTCTCCGACTGCGACGTTGTGATCAACACGGCCGCGTTCCGTGACCTTAACTCGTGCGAAAAAGACAAGGCAACAGCAATGAAGGTAAATATCGACCTGCCCAGGCTCCTCTCTCAGAGGGGGCCTAGGCAGGTCTTTTTGTCTACGGATTATGTCTTCCGCGGCTTGCATGATAGTAAGCGAAAAGAAGACGACACAACAGACGCGGCCTGCGTATACGGTATCACCAAGGCCGCTGGCGAACGGGAGGTCCTGTCACTGGGCGGGGCGGTCGTAAGGATCGCCTCGCCCTGGGGCATTTATCCTAGCCCGGAGCGACCGCACTTCGTGGACTCTATTGTCTCGAAGGGGATCGCTGCCGGGACACTGGACATGCCAACAGATCAGCACTTCTCTCCTACGTACCTTCCAGACGTAGCTAGCATTATCCTTGACGTGGCCGCAGATCCTAACATGTCGGGGATATTCCATGCTGTCAATGGTGGGTCTACCAACTGGAAAGACTTTACTGCCTATATCTTTGAAGTTCTTAGGTCGAAGGTTAAAGTAAAAGGCTCCGATAGGGGCGACATATTGCGGCCCAAGTTTGGGGCTCTTCAGAACACAAAGCTGCCACGTCCTAGGCACTGGGCACTTGCTTTGGAGGAGTACCTGAAGGGGCCGATTCGAGCAGAGGACAGACGATGAATATATTAATTACCGGGAACCTTGGGTATCTCGGATCAGTGCTAACGAACATGGCTAAGATGCATGGGCACATCGTTCATGGTCTTGACAACGGAATGCAGGTAGCAACCCTGATTGAAGAGGATATGGTCTACGACGTTGACGCGCAGTACGCAGCAATCAAGGACATGGGGGACACGAGGTACGACGTTGTTTACCATCTGGCGGCCATATCCAACGATCCAATGGGAGATGCCTTCAAGGATCTAACTCATGCTACTAACGTCGTTCTGGTTGAGGCGCTATGCGCTAAGTACCCGAACGCACGCCACGTGCTTGCCTCCTCGGCATCTGTCTACGGGGCGATCCCGTCGACGGACATTGCCGATGAGAGGTACCCATTCAACCCTCTTACCGCGTATGCAGTGAGCAAGGTTGAAGCGGAGAAGGTGGTGAGGAGTAACTGGGATTACTCCATATTGCGCATGGGCACACTGTGGGGCGGGTCACCCAATTTCCGTAGGGACATCGTAGTAAACGCGTTTATGCACGAAGGCATTCACTCTGGGATCATCCGGCCGAAGGCCCAGGCCAGGCGGCCAATGCTCCATGTAGCTGATGCTGCTAGGACTATGATGCTGGCCGGCAGATCTGGCCTATGGATGAACCGGGTGGTAAACGTTGGGGCGGAGAACACAACGGTCAGCGATATCGCCAAGGCCGTTGCATTCTACCTTGCCATTGACGTTGACTGGTCAGAATCCAAAGAGCCGGACAAGCGCGATTACGCGATGGACTGTTCAAGGTATAACAGTATCTCGGCTGAGCTGGCGCCTCTTCTTAGGGTAGGGGACATTGGGGCTATGGCCGGAGTTCGGTCTTCGGTGCTGGCTTACGGCAAGCCTTACCCGACCAGGCTAGAGCAATTGCGGACGTGGTTTGACAACTACAAAAATCCGTGAGAGAATAGGGTCGTAGAGACCAATTTCTACGAGGGCTCCTGCGTAGGTCTCCGCAGGAGCCCTCAACTATCTGAGACTAGGTGGCGATATGTACGTTAAGGACAAGATCGACCAGGTCCTAAGGGACCGTAACGAAGTCGGTAGACCGTCTAAGAGAAAGTGGCGCGGCAGCCTTCTTGGTGGATGCGTCCGGGCGCACTGGTACTCAGCCAACGGCGTGCCTGCTTCGGAGCCATTTACCGATGACACCCTGCGAGTATTCGCAATGGGTAATGCGGTTGGTGACTTCCTGGAGAAGGCACTGCGCGAGGCGTACGGAGACAGGATCAGATTCGAGGTTCCGGTTATATCAGACGAGTTCGACTTTGCCGGAAACATTGACGCCTTGATCCAACTAGAGGGCGGCAAGGTAATCGTTCTAGAATTTAAAAGCATCAAGCACCAAGGGTTCATCAGACTCAAGGACCCCAAGCCAGAGCATGCCATACAGGTGGCATCTTATGCCAGGCTGATCGGGGCTCAGGACATCGAGGCCTGGGTGGTATACGTCGACAAAGAGAACTACAACATCCTGGAGTTCCAGGTGGACATACCCTCTTGGGCCGACCGAGCCAGGAGAATACTAAATGTGCTAGACTACTATGGCGACCGAAAACCGCCACGGTTGCCAGAGGCCGACACACGGAAGTGGCCGTGTGGATGGTGTAATTGGCGGACAGAATGTCTAGGAGGTACAAATGGCTGAGGCCAAGAAGAACCTAGCTGCCAAGCTCGTGGACATCATGCGGGCAGTTGGATACATCCGTAAGTCTGGTACTAACCAGGCCCAGGGATACAAGTACGTAATGGCTACCGATGTGGCGGACGCGGTCCGCGAGGAGATGGCCAAGAACAACGTGTCGATGGTTCCATCGTCGGTCGATGTGGTTGCGGAGGGGCTTACGCCTAGCGGCAAGCAGACTCTTCTTACACTTCGATTCACGTGGACTCTTACAGATGGAGATACTGGCGAGACGATTTCGTTCCAGTCCATTGGCACAGGATCGGATAGCAGCGACAAGGCTGCGTACAAGGCGGCCACCGGTGCGCTTAAGTACGCACTCCTGACCGCTTTCCTTATCCCTACAGGCGACGACCCGGAGAATGACAGCGGCGACAAGACAATTGCCGACGCAGCTGCTAGAATCTTCGAGGCTAAGCCAGCGGCAAAGGCGCCCGCCAAGACAGCGTCTGCAGACTTTGAAGGGGTGGACTTCTAATGGAACGACTTGATCTTTGGTTTGGTAAGGAGGCTCCGGTGCGCAAGCGCATCGAGAAGCTTGGGGTAAACGCCCTGACCTTCCGCGGGCAGGCTCAGACAGCTGAGTATGATTCATGGGTGGCCAGCAAGAAGCAGGGTCCAGAGCCGACCGTACGGTATCTTAACGCATCGGTTACCGTGTTCGATGAAGGTCTATGTGAGCACGTCGAGAAGATTTACGCTTCGTACTCAAAGAAGCTGGAGTCAGACAGCCGGGATCCTCGACCGCACATTCATGTCATTGGCCGTTACAGCGGAGAGAAGAAGCTCTCCGATGATGGCAAGCGGTACTTCGTCGACTTCAATGTTGTCGAGGCTAGCCCACTAATCTTTGGGCCACTTCGCAAGTGACCGTAGAGTTCAGCGGTGCCAGGGCAGTAATCGAGGCTTCTCGATGCGCCCTGGACCGCGAATACTCTAAGCGTGACCACGCAGAGTGCGAGTGGTGTGCGCATCTTCCGGCAGACATCGTAAAGAGCGTCTGGATGTGGATGCGTAACCCCAGCAATTCGGCTGAGATCTCTAAGGAAGATCGAGGCGAGGAGCAGCTTTGGTAGCAGCGTTTCTGGCTGCAGTCATTGCGATCTGCGGGCACGGGACGACTGAAAAAGAAAAGGGCTGGGCGTCTTGGTATGCCTCTCCGCTAGCATCGAGCAGCAATTACAATAACCCCTGGTACACACGCGGTAAGAACAAGACCCTTAACTTCGCAGCGGTAAAATCATTCCGCTGGGGCGACACTCCGTACAGCATTCATTTGTGTGCGGTTAAGACCGGCAAATGCGTTATAGCTAGAGTGGTCGATCATTGTAGCGGCTGCACCGGCAAGCGACTAGTCGATCTAAGCCCGATACTTTTCACAGCGCTTGGCATCCCGCTCCATCATGGAGTGGCCAAGGTGTTTCTTAGGAGGTTGGATGGCAATCAAAGGTCCTCTTACTGCAGCCCAACGGCGCGGTAGGAATAATAGAAAGAGGGGGAACTCAATTGAGCTCTGGGCCTGTAAGGAACTTGGCATTTCTCGTACAGGAATGTTTGGAGGGAAGGCTGATGGGGGCAGACACGACGAGTGGCTGGTCATTCAAGTCAAATCCGGTCCGTCCAACTTCTCGGAGAAGGTCTGGGGGCTTCTTGAGTCTCTTAAGCCGAACGCATCGCAGCTCAAAGCGGTAGTCTTTGCAAGCGCTGACGGACCAGGGGTCAAGCGCCGGGCGTACGTGGTAACAACCCTGGATGATTTCAAAGAGTGGTTTGGAGGGAGATATGGATCAGACACCGAAGATACTGAGTAAGGGAATCTTCCTGGACTCACGTGGGTTCTTCCAGGAAGTTGCTAAAGAAGGTGACGACGTCATGAATTCGATTGGCGTAATCCGTCAGATAAATATGAGCAAGAGCAAGAAGGGCACGCTTCGTGGAATCCATGCCCAGACAGGAATGTCTAAGGCTATGTGGGTTCCATTCGGTAGCGCACAGATCGTTGCCGTTAACCTTGACGTGACGTCAGGGGACTTCGGTAAGGTTGTAACGCACCACATGTCGGCAGGGGATGGGAAGATCTTCTGGGCTCCGGACAACTGGGGACGTGGGTTCCTGGCCCTGGAGGAGGGAACGACCGTGGCGTATGCGTGCTCTGATGTATATCGTCCAGGCCTAGAGTTTGGGGTAAACCCGCTGACTTGTGGAGTGTCGTGGGACACCGCGGCACTTGGCGGGATAGAGGTCTTGATCAGCGACAAGGACCGCGACGCCCAGGGCATCAAGGAGTTGAAGAAATGATTCCAAAGAAAGCAAAAAGCAAGCCGTCTATCGACCAGGCGTTGATGGAGTGGCGTGTGATATTCGCCGGAGTGCTGCAGACGATTTACGATTCACAGGAAGTCGACTCAGAGTACGGCGAGCGAAATGACACAGCAGTCGAAGTTGCAGCCCAGGTTGCAGCTGAGATCTGGAAGGGAGTTGACCATGGCGACGACGCCTGAGGAAGTACAGCAGCAGCCCAAGTTTGCACAACGAGTCATGGAGAGGATTACGTCCCCGGTTAGCGACCAGGCCGGCAAGCAGCGCATCGTTCTGGCCGTGGCAGCGGCCGCAGCTAGCACGGCCCCGCAGCCATTTGCTGCCGTGCTTGGAGTGCTCCTTGTCGCTCTGGCGTACGACCGTAAGCGATGATCCACTTCACTTGCCCTCAGTGTGATAGTGAGGCAGTATCTCCTCACCGAAAGAGGGCTAGGAAGTTCCTTATCCATGGGAGCAGGCAATACGTTGCAAGGATGTACTTGTGTGGCAATTGTCGGCACAGGTTTATCGTGGTATCATTCATAGCTCGCGGTAGAGCAGCTGCCGCGATAGAAGAGAGGTTGGAAGATGAGCATTGACTTCACAAAATACCAGAAGATTTCATCTAGCACTTCCGGAGCATTCGACGAGCTTGACGGCATCGAGGCTAGGACTGCGATAGCAGCTATGGGCCTTGCCGGTGAGGCCGGAGAAGTGGTTGATTACCTAAAGAAGGTACTCGGGCATGGGCATCCTCTGGACCAGGACAAGGTTGCAAAGGAGCTTGGCGACGTCCTGTGGTATGTGGCAGAGATCTGCAGCGTGCTACAGCTTGACATGGGAGAGGTCGCTGAGGCAAATGTTAAGAAGCTTAAGAAGCGATACCCGGACGGATTTAGCAAGGAGCGCAGCGTTAATCGGGCAACATATGCAGAGTACTAATACCGGGTACAAAGTGCCGGAGGCATTCAAGGATTACTTCTATAGCCTGTACGGTGATTGCTGGGAAATCCTGGTCTCTCGTCAGCGCGGCTATGGACCGACCAACATCGAAGCCCTTGGCCCTCATGGTGTGTTCTCTCGGCTGGCGTCTGACAAGTGCGCAAGGGTTTGGAACTCCATGAGCGGCAGCATCGAGGGCGGCAAGATAAACTTAAACGAGGACTGGTACGGACCGGAAGTCCGGGACGCCCTGGTCGACATTGCCAACTATGCCATGATCATGATCTCTTTGGGTGAGCAGAAGTGGTCGACTCTTGCGAGGGACAACGATGGCAAGCAGGGCTGAGTTGGAGCTGGAGCGTCTCATCTCCGGCAGAAGGTTTACGGCGGAGCAAATAGAGGCAGTACGTTCTTCGATTGTTCGCGGCGACGTCGACACCATTGCACACGCCGCTGCCGGGGGAGTAGCCCTGGCTATAGAGATCATTAGGAAGTATGAGCAAGAAACCCAAAGACGAAGCGGCTGAGTTCTTCCGGCGCGACGCTATAAAGCAGGGTATGTCCTTAAAAGACTACTGCGACAAATATGGCATCGACTACTGGGATCTAGTCGGGAAAACGCGCCCAGAGATTCCTATAAGCCAGACCAGGGTAACTTGACCGTTCCCTGGTCTTCTGCTAGGATGCCCATAGGAAGGAGGCCATCTATGGACATGGCATACACTAAGGATCAATTTAAGGGGCGCTACTACAGGGGTAACTGGGACGTCCCGGTGGTTCACAAGATGCTGGACTGGGCCGTCGAAAGAGCTGTCAAGAATGGTCACACGTTCTTGAGGCTTGTGGTTGACGACCCTAAGGTTTATGCCCTAAACTGCATGTATTGCGAGTCTTGGGCTTGCATCTCATCCCACGGTGACGACTTTGGAATCTGGGGTGGAGTGGTATATCGAGAGTGCAACGGAGGCCGAAATGAATGAAGTACAGGATTTCTGGGTTTACTGCCCATCCGAAGGTAAGAAGCATGGGCTGCTCGATCTCATGAAGAACGAGTCTGGCGGTCTTCTTCTCTATTGCAGCAAGTGCTACAAGCCACGAAAGAAGAAGGCTTAGTATGCATCTAGCACCGCATGACCAGATAGCAGAGCAGGCGCTGGTAGGTAGCGTCCTTATTGATCCGTCCATCTTCAGCCAGCTTTCTGAGCTGATTAAGAGGGACGACATTTACAACGTAGGTCTACAGGAAGTTTGGGGCGCCTTCGAGCGTCTTGACTCAAAGGGCGAGCCCATCGACCAGGTCACAGTTTATGAGGAGTCCAAGGCATACCCGGGTATTGCCAACATCATCACAGAGACCATGACATCTACTCCGTACGCCGGTAATCCGCAGGCGTATGCGAAGATCGTTGCGGACAACGCGGTCTACCGCAGGCTGATTGAAGCAGCTCGCAAGATCGCAGAGCTGGGGTACAGCTCGCCAGATTCGACTGAGTCAGCCCTGGACAGGGCCGAGTCGATCCTTTTCTCCGCCAGCCGAAGCCAGCGCAGCGGTAGGTTCTGGACAGCACCAGAGATGGTGGGCCGTGCCTACGACCGCATCGCCCGCATCGCGGCGGGGGAAAGCAGGGCTGGTGTACCTACCGGAATCGCTAGCATCGACCGAGTCACAGGCGGATGGCAGAAGTCTGATCTGATCATCATTGCCGCACGCCCTAGCGTCGGGAAGACAGCCCTGGCTACGACGATGGCTATGAATGCAGCAGCCGTTGGCAAGAAGATTGCTATCTTCTCCATCGAGATGAGCTCTGAGCAGATTGGTGCCCGCATGCTTTCCTCTTCTAGTGGTGTGCCTCTACAGAATATCCGTCAGGGAGTTCAGAATGGAATGGACCTTGCTCGAATTGCTGCAGGAGTATATGAGATTGATAGGGCAGACATAAATGTAGACGACACGCCATCTGCAACCCCAGGAGAGTTGCGATCAAAGTGCCGACGTCTTCTTGCTGACAAGGGAGTTGATCTGATCATCGTTGATTACCTTCAGCTCATGAGCCCTGATCGCGTATCAAAGGACGGAAACCGCGTAAGCGACGTTAGCGACATCAGCCGCGGCCTTAAGATGCTAGCACGAGAGTTGAACGTTCCGGTTATTGCCCTTTCGCAGCTCTCGCGCTCTTCTGAGTATCGTGAGTCTGGCGAGCCTCGCCTATCTGACCTTAGGGACAGCGGGGCGATTGAGCAGGATGCCGACGTGGTTCTCATGCTCTGGAAGAAGGGCGACGTTGCGTTTGACGACATCGACGAGACCGTGTATGCTAAGATTGCCAAGCACAGGAATGGGCCGACCGGCTTGGCTGAGCTACAGTTCCATCGACCCACGGCAAAGTTTAGTGAGGTGAGATAATGGGAATCAAGATTGAAATTGACAATTGCGAGCATGGTCTTTGCAGCTGCATGGCTGAAAATATTCAGGCTAAGGTTATGCCGGAGGCTCATGCAATCGGTTTTGCTGAGGGCTGCCTGACAATCCTTGAGGAGCTGCACTTGATTGCTGATGGCGTTGCAACTCTTGCGAAAGCCGGCAAGGATCACAAGCCAATGGTCAACACCCTGATCCGAAGACTTAGCTCCTCAACGAGGGAGAATTACGAGGCAGTTGTTGGACCTAGCAAAGTGGATTTGAGCCTTGCAAATTAGGCAGTCTATGCCTTGCCCCAGAGAGCTATTTTCCGGGCCTCCTGGGGCTTCTGGGGCCGGATTACGGGGGTTTTATGAGCAAGCTTGAGACACCGGAGTGGGCAGATGGTGCCATTCTATACGACGGTTTCGATGATTGCCTGATCGGGTTCGGGACGCAGTTCAACCGGCCGGTGGCTATCTATGACTACAACAAGTGCCTCGCCAAATTGGATTTGCAGTTTCGGGCAGAGTGCGAGTACGCGAGCGCATGCGAGTGCGACCACGATCTCGAAGCTCAGGAGTGGATGGACTTTAACGTCACCGGTGGATGGGTTGGAAATAACACTCCAATATTTTTGATTCGATCAGAGGAAGAAGATGAAGAGCCCCAGGGCTGCAAGCATTGCAGCAGCGTAGGAAGTTGCGCCTGTTAATTTAGGGCCCGTAGCTCAACGGTTAGAGCACCCGGCTTATATCCGGGCGGTCCCAGGTTCGAATCCTGGCGGGCCTACCAACCTTGCCTCGCCTATGTGATAGTGAGCTAACCTTATACTGGGGCAAAAAAAGAGCCTACGCCGCGTGAGCGGCGTAGGCTTCTTTTTACTTCTTGCTACTTGACACTAGCGAGATTGCCATTGCTACTAGGAACAATAGCATTGTAAAGAATCTTTCTACTTCTTCTCGTAGCGCTTTTCGCTTATCTTCATCTGATGCTCCTGGTAATCGTTTCATTCATTTCTCCTCCTAGTCATCTGACTTTGCTGTGCTTGTAGCTGCATGCTCCTGTTGGCTGAAGTGATCAACCCAGTAGTTGAACTGCGGATATACTTCTTCCATTAGGAAGCCGTCCATTCCGCCCCAGCCTGATAGTACGAAACCCCAGCATGAGTCTAAGTGCATTTCTGATTCGTTTTCGCATGTTGCGCACTTGACTTTGCGAGTGATTACATACCCTACTACATTTCCATTGATTACGCTGTCGAATGTTTCTACTGCGTTCTTGAGCATTGATTCCAGATCTTCTTTGTCGGTTACATATAGCGCTTGCTCTTTTGTGAGTGCAGCGAAGCCGCATTGACCGCTGTCCCATGGATCGCTGAACGATCCAGTGCTGAGACGGACTACTCCGTGCGCCAGCATGTATAACGGCAATGACATTACATATTTGCCTGAGTCTAGTTCTGCTTGGAACTCGTCCATTGAGTCGCATGTCACATCTGTCTTGATGTACCTACCTGTACCTCTACTTCCTATGATAGTGAATTCTTTGTGATTCTCTGGATCTACATCCAGATCTTGATACACTGCCCATTCGATACCGTGCGCATCGTTGCGTCCGGATTCGAGAGCCTTATCTGAGAACGGCATCTGCTACCTCCAAATTCTTTCCTTCACTTTTTTGTTCGTAGATCCAATCGTCTACTAAGTGTCTTGCGATTTCTGTCCAGTCTATTAGGCCCCAGGCGGCTTTTGTGATGTCGCCTATTGGCCCATACGAATGGTTGAAGTCGCATGACTCGAATGGTTCCATCCACATTGCGTCTGCCCATTCTTGCAGCCACATCTGTGTTTTGTATACTAGATCGTTCTTGTCGATTTGCATTGGTTGATCTTCTGAGTCCGAATAGTCATCGCTTACGATTACATTGATTGCGTCGTTTGCTACTTCATAGAACGATGAATCATTTGTAAGCCATAGATTCATGTCCCATGTTTCGTAGTTAGACCAGCCGTTATATTCATTGCACATCAGTCCTCCTCGTATAGATGCTTGTGCTTTGGCCAGCATTCTGAGCAGTATGCGTGGTATGGGTTTGGCTCAACGCCACCCTCCCAGTCGCCTGAGTCTTTGCCGCATACTTCACACCAGAATGAATCAAAGTGGAATACTCTGATTCCGATTGCTGCTGCATGTTCTTCTAACTCTTTTGTGTCAACCATATATCCTCCTTTGGGGAGGAGCCGAAGCCCCTCCCCATGTGATAGTTACTTGACTCCCAACTTCTTGAGCTGCTGCTTTGGCTTGGCAGTTCGGTTGAGATTTACTGCGAATGTTACTACTGCTTTCTCGTAGAGATCGTCGAAGTCCACATTGTTTGATCCGCAATCGTTTGGATCCCAACTTCCTGTGTTGTATCCGGCATCTTCTGCGAGCCTACTTCGTGCTCCCCATCCGGTGTAGTGCTTGAGATTCTTGATTGCTTCGTGCAGATCACCGACGAACCTAACGGTTGCCATGTTGTGCTCTGCGTTGCTGTATCGTTTTGCCATCTGGCGCCCGATCTCGGCTACTGCCGATTCGAATGCGTTGCTTAGCACGTCTAGGTCTACTTGACCACTGATGTCGATATTGATGTCCTTGACATCTGCCATTCTTGGCGGTACGCACTTGACCTTGTTCTTTAGTGTCTTACCCATTGTTCTCCTCCTTCTTGCGCTGTACAATGTACGCGCCTGTTCCAAAGTCGTACGAGATATCGTATGACTCATCAAAATCTTCGAACTGATCACCTGATGTGTCGTACTCGAAGACTCTCTGTAGGATGGCATTCAAGAATGACCATCGCTTGTTCTCTTCTACTCCGTCACCATTGATGATCCTGTCCATTTCTTTGCCGGCTAGTGCTGCTGCTTTGAGCAAGTTCTTTTGAACTAGTCGAAGATCTCGCAGTACTTCTGGATTGAAACCTACAAGATCATCAAGTCGGTCAACGATGCTGTCGAGTTCTTCGTATACATTATTGCTTTGTGTCTCTGCATCGTTTGCATAGGAACTTGCGCTTTCTGCTGCGTTGCTTGCGTCGTATGCGCTACTCCTCGCTGAGTCGAGAAGTTCTCTCAATTGTTGAATATTCATTGGTCTCTCCTATTCTGTCCAGGTTGAAGTCCTGAACACTACTCATTGCTATTGATTGTGCGTACTCGCATTCGTCGCACAACCCATATCCGAAACCTTCAGAGTAAAACCCTGTTTGGACTGGATCGAAGCGTACTGAACAATCAGCACACTGGATCAGTCTCTTTTTCGCCATCTACATCACCCCCTTTCGCGGCCATACTGAAGAAGTCTTCCATTACCAGTTCTGGGTTCCATAGATTTTGGTTCCCAGCCCGGATGCTAGTGTATCTGTTTTCTCCGATTACCAAATGGTCTAGTAGTTCGATATCTAGTAGTGCTGCAGCTCTGCACATTTCTGATGTTAGTTGTAGGTCTGCTTCGCTCGGTTCTGTATTGCCGCTTGGATGATTGTGAATCATTACCATTCCTGGTGCATTCTGGATGATAGTAGTGCGTACAATTTCTGCGATTCGCACGCTTGTACCAGTTGCTGTGCCTGTGTACACTTTTTGGATTCCGATTAGACCATTCTGGCCATCAAGCGATAGAACCCACAACCCTTCTTGGTCTGTTGACAATGCTGTTTCTTTGAATAGTTCATATGCTGTTTCCGGGCTAATGATCCTTGGTCTTTCTGATTCTCCTGTTGACTTGCGTGTGACTTCGATCTCGTACTGACTCCAGTTATCTGACTTAGCCATTTAGCACCTCCATAAGTTGCCATGTAACTACGCATTCTGCTTCATTGCATTCGTATGTGTAGCAATTTAGTGTTGATGGCTTGCCAGGCCATTTGAATACTGCAAGGAATGGTTCGTTCCAGACGCGCATTGTAAAGTCTTCTTCGTCTAGATGTGACTTTAGTTCTTCTACTGCATCGCGTGCCGTTACGAACGCTTCGTGATAATCTGGCATGCATCCTACTAGTCCGATTTCGCTATGATAGTGGTTCACTGCAGGACTCAACTGTTTCCCATCCCAGTTCTTCGTATTCCCAATCGTACTCGTGTCCATTTTCGTCAATCTCCTTTGCTGCTAGACTATTGCTTAGCGCATACACGATTGTGCTGCGGTATACATCCTGGTGCTGTACCACTCTGATGCGCTTTTCGTATGTCGGATGGCAGGCTTCGCATGGCCCTGGGCATCCGTGTTTTTCTGTTTCTGCTTCAAATTTTGCTAGATTGAATTCTTTCGGCTGATGATACATATTGCAACTCCTTTCTTACTGATTTGATAATGTCATCTACTAGTGCTAGGCATCCTTCTCTGTCGTTTTGGGTCATCACCCACATTGACATGTTGATCTCCCAGCACATGAGGCAGTAGCTGCCTTGTACTGTTCCCCACATGCCATGCCAGTGTACCATCCTTGCCGTTTTGAAGTCTTGCTGGCACCTCCGGCAGTTGCTCCTGATTGTTACCATAGGATTGGCTGGCCGTTGGCCGCTGCGTGCTTCTTACACATGTGCAGTCCTTTCTTTGTGTTGAAGTCATGCGTGTATACTACTACATGCCCTAGCGCTTTGCATGACTTGTAAACGCATAGGTATGTCTTGTACTTGCTACCCATGAAACCTCCTTGCCTATTGTGATAGTGAGCGTTGCCGCTCCGTTTCTTACCGCTGCCGCGATTAGCGGCAGCGGCTCTTACGAGCAGTTGCGCAGCAACTGTTCCTTTTGGGGGGAAAAATAAACCCGCCCAGCCGCGTGAGCGGCTGGGCGGTAGTTGCTAGACCTGCTGGTCTAGATCTTGCGGTAGTGATTCCGCAGTGCAACATTGATTTCGTCTCCGATCCAGAGTGATAGTCCGATTACCGCTATACCAGCGAATACACCGAACCCAACGCCCAGTGCGGAGCCGAAGGCTGCGTAGCCTGCTGCTCCGCCGAAGACGATACCTGCTACCAATAGGATCTTGTCTCCTGCGTTCATGCTGGAACCTCCTCATTCATGCTGTCTACAACGATGTTGGTATAGTACACTGGCTTACCACCTGCGACATCTTTCTTCTTGATGTCAATGTGACCATTGAAGTCTACCAACTTACCTGCCTGTGCTGCAAGCGCTTCGGCTACTGTGCCGCTTGCGATGCAGCGGATGTAGCGCACCTTGGTATCTTCACCTTCGCCGCTGGTGGCAGCAACTGTGAAGGTTAGGCGTGCTGAACCGTACTGCGACTGTTCCTTGCTGAGATACTGGTACGATGGTGTCGTACCGTCTGCTCGGAACTGCTGGAACTTACCCGAGAGCCTAACCGTGTTAGCCATGTCTGCTAACTCCTTTTGCTTTGTCCAGGTACCTGCTCGGAAGTCCCTTGCGGGGGCTGGACAACGAGAGTATCCATCGGTTGTCAAGGGCGCCGCCCGCCAGGGCGGAGCCGCATTTGTACGAGGAGCTGTGAAGCGACGAGTGATAGTAGAGTGCTCGGGCTTGACCCGCGGGAGCGTGAGCGACTAGCGGGCTGCGCAGCGCTTATAAATAAATAAGCGCAGCCCGCGTCACCCTTTACTCCGATGGTACTCTTGGAAGACCAGCCCCCAGACCGTATTGCGCGAAGCGAGACGAGCCCGCATTTCGGCAGAACTGCGGAGACTGCGCCTTGCGCAGTCCTGCTCGGCTTGCTTCGCGTGGTGCGTTCTTGTGCCTGCTCTTGCGGGGTGCCATGGTGTGCATGTTGGCTTATCTAGTGTTGAGCACGAATACGGGTGATACACAGGCAGTGCCTGCTTACCCTGTGTAAATCAACCCTGATAAGCAGCGCACCCTGCGAAGCAGGGGGGGGTACAAGTCCCAATGGACTTGTGCACCCTAGACCGAAGGTCTTGCGCTGCGGAGACGGCGAATGTTCAAAGGGGGGGCTCCCTGGGGAGAATATATAGATTTCCGTCAACGCTTGGGTACACCCTGCCTCCGCCCTTGAGACCCCCCTTAGATAACCCTTTTGTGCAATTTTCTGCAAAAAGTGCCAAAAACCTGTCTTATATATAGAGGACTATTACAGGTACACCTGAATCTTAAACAAAGAAGGTATATATACCTTTAGGGGGCAGTCTGCCCTGGGAGATGTAACAATGGGACGAGGAGATAAGCCGGGGCAGGACGAGTGGAGTCAAGGCCGAAAGGCTGCTGGTGAGGCAAGAGGCTACGCTCCAGCCCCTCGTGGCGCAGCTAAGCCGGTTAATCTCGGGACCGTACGTG